GGTTGCGCAAATAGCCTTGCGCCTCATAGCCGGTGTTGATGAATGGCTGAAGACTGTCGCGCGTCTCCTTGAACTGCTGCTGCTGCAGATCGGCCGCATGATTCGCTGCATCGGCCTGGGTGTTTGCGGCATGCCTTGAGGCGTCACTGGAGATCAGAGAACTGCCGACAGTCGCCGCCGCTGTTGCAGCAAGAGCGGTCACAGGATCGAAATGCCGACCGTCGCGCTTAGCGAAGCCGATGGGATGGTCAAGCAGGGCGGTATGGTTTCGCATGTCGTAATTTCCTCAGTTCGTAGCGGATCGCGGCCTCGCTTTCGCCGACTTGTTCAAAGCCCAAGCGCTGCGCGAATGCGTGCCCCGGCGCGTGCTCCTTCATGACCAGTGTCTCAACGTGCCCATGACGTTTCAGCACGTCAGCCATGAGTGCGACTGCACGGCGGCTGAACCAGCGGCCCCGCGCTTCCGGCACTGCGCCGACATGCATCTCTGCGCCGCGGATCATCACCACGGCGCCATCGATATCGATGAGCTTCCAGTCAGCCAGAGCATGGTCGAGCTGCTCCGGTGACATCTGCGGTGCTCGATCGCCCAGCGCACGCAGCAGGACTGCACACTGGTTATGGCGGTTCATCAAGTGATCTCGCGGCCAGAGATGCGGATGACGATTGCGCTTGCGGTACCGGCCAGGGTCGAGATGAAGTCGCCAGCGGAAAGGATCTGGCCGACCTGCTCGGGCAGCACTTCGGTGGCGCCAGCAGCAACCGTTTTCGTTTGCGTCACGATATTTGACGAGGCCGCGCTACCGCCGCTCGGGACGATGTTGATGACGAGCGTGGCATTCGAACCCGTCGTGTTCGTGGCTGTGAACTTGTCCACGATCGTGCGCGTACCGGCCGGCACCGTGTATTGGGTGGTTTGCGCGTTCTCTGCGAACTTCGCTTCAAGCAGAGTTTTTGCGGTGACGGTCATAATTGCTGTCCTTGTCTGATGGCTTCGATATCGGTTTGCAGGCGCTGCACAAGCGCTTCCAGCGCCTCGATACGGCTGCTTGGGTCGTCAAGAGGGGCAGGGGGAATACTTGGTTGTGACTGGTCGTCTGGCAGTAGCGCGGGGATGCTTGGTGGCGTCTGGTCATCGCCAAAACCGACGAGTTGATTTGGCGGGGCAGTGAACAATGCATCGCCAAGGCCGTAAAACTGCGCCTTCAATTCCTCGACACCGGAATCGTCAAACAGGCTCGTATTCAGGTCGTCGGTGGACACGCCCTGTGCGCTGCCCGTGCGCTCCCACAACGTCTGTAGAAAAAGCAACCACGGACGGCTCCATTGCCCGGTCTTAGCATCGATCGGCGGGACGCTGAATAGCGGAATGCCGGCCTGGTTGCTCATGCTCTGGTCTCCGTGCCGCGTAGCGTTGCGCCAACGACATCGCGTGGCACCGGATCGGAAATGCGGACCTCATACACGCGATCTCTCGCCATGCCGAGGCGCCGCCACACGGCACGGCGTTTGTATTCGCCGATTTGCCCGATGCTCGCCCAGTGCTCATTACCCCAAGTGAAGCCGGCATCATTCGACATCCGCATCATGATTTGCGGGTCCGAGCCTTGACCATTCGCCAGACCTTGGCCCGGCGTGAATTCGACCTGCAACCACGTCTGGCGCACGCGATTGCGCTCGCCCTTATCCCATACGTGCGGGGTACGACGCACGGCTACCAGCGGCGCGCCGGCGTCGTCATACGCTTTTCGTGTCATCTGGTAGATGGCGCCGTTCTGGTAATCACCGACGTAGATGTTGCCGGCCAGGTTCATGCTGCAGTTCGCGCGGTGACGATGGAACACGCCGGCCGCGCTGTCCCAGCTGCCACGCTGATGCCACATGCCGGTCGCCAGGTCGAACACCCAAGTCACGTCCGCGCTCGGGAACGTGATCTGGTAGAACTCGTGGCCTTCCTCGCTGTAGACGAAGGCAACAGCATCACTCACGGTCGTGTATTGCGAGATCTGATAGGCGACAGCCGGCGTGCTAACCGGATCGAAGTCGTAATCTCGGGTGAGCACCACGACGTTTTCGCCGCGTTCAGACCGCGCGAGCCAGATCAGACCCTTCCCGGTGCGGCACACGCTGCCAGGCGCCTGGCAGCCGATGTCCAGCATTGCCCCCTGTAGCCGAGAGAACGGAAAATACTGGCCGCCCGCGTCATACCAGATCTCGGTTGTACGCTCGCCGATCAGCCACAATTGGCGGTTGTGCTCGATCGGCAATACGAGATTGTCAGAAGCAGCATCCTTCAGCGCAAAATACGTTGCGTCGAATGGGTCGGTGCCGTTCCAGTAGACGGGCGACGTGTAAAACTGCTGCGAATCAGGCTTACCGAAGACGAACCAGCCGTCGATGAAGGCGACACCGCGGGCAGCGCTGCCAACCGCGTGCCACGTGTGGTTCACCAAGTGGTAGCCGTAAATGTTGAGGCCATCTACGAACGCCACTACATTGCCAGCGCCATTGTCACGGATCCAAACCGGTCCGCTGGTCGTGCCGAGCGTGCCGATCTGGGCTAGCGTCGCACCATCGAACAAGTAGGCGCTGTTGCCGATTACGACTGCGGCGCGCGCATTCCCCGGCAACATCCACATGCCACGCACTGGAGAATTTGGGCCCGTGGTTACCGAGATCAGTCCAGGCGTGCCAAGGAGAGCGATCGGTGCCTTTGCCTCGCTGCTCTGGTCGATCTCGACGAACCAATTGATCAGGCGCTGGGCGTCCTGCAGCGGGTTGGCAGCCTCGTAGGATGGGCCGACGAATGCAAACTCAGGCATCAGAATCCCCCTGTAAGGATCCAGCCAGCATCGTTGGCGTTGCCCGCAACTATCGCCCCGTCATAGGCCGACGTCGCCGTCGGCGTGGCATTCAGCGCCTTGAGTGCCTTCTTCGTCATGCGTGCGGTCTCGACGAGTTCCGGCGACGGCTGCACGCCATATTCGGTAGCCAGAAGCAGGGCGAGATTCGTTTGTAGTGCGAGCATGTAGCCCTGCGGCAAAGAGACCGTATCGGTAAGCGTCGCGAACTGCGTGAACACCATGTCGACCCAGAGGTGGAACTCGGCGTTCTGCGACGGGACCGGCCAGAAGATCAGTTCGGCCAGTGGGTACGACGTGTTGAAGTACATGACCTTCGGCCAGGGGCCGGGCTGATTCTTGATGCCGATCTTCGAATAGTGCGTGAAATCGATTTCCGAGCACGGGTAGTCAACGGTCGATCCCGTCGGCTGCAGGCGCGTGTATGCACCCGAGAGGCGCAGCGGGCGAGGCATATCGAAGTCGCCGCCGGTGCCAACGGAATATGTCGATTTCCCAGCCTGGAGCGTCAACACGTATTCGTTGTTGTTGAATACGGTCAGATGCTCGGTGCTCCACAGGTCGAGCAGCGCGTTCAGTTGCTCAAGCCCGGTCGTTCCGTCTTCAGCCGAAAGCGTGTCGCCGACAGCGACGGCGCCGATCTTGCGCAGCGCTCCGTAGATGATGTCGTAGGCAGTGGCCATGGTCAGAAAAGAGAAGGGCCGAGCGAACCCGGCCCAGGTTGATTACGGCAGCGGCAGGGACGACGGCAGACCGCCGGACAGCGCGCTTGCGATCGGACGCACGACCAAGATCTGGTAGCTCTCGCTTGCCGTCGGCGTGATCGGAGACGCCGTATTGTTCGAGAACGCAATTGCCAGCGTGTTGGCCGCGCTCACACGAGCATTGACGAGGCCGAGGCCGGCTTGCGTGGTCGGCTTGTTGACCTCGACAAAGTCGCCGGTTTGCAGGCCGTTGACGGTGAAGGTCTGTTCGGCCGTGGTATTGGCGGCGACCTGCGCCGGCGACAGGGTGACGGCCAGCAATGCACTGATCTGGACGTTGCCGAAGGGGAGGGAGGTCGGGCCGGACGAGGTTACGGCCGGTCCCGGATTGGTGTTTGCCATGAAGGCCTCCTAAAAAGGAAAAGCCCCTTGCGGGGCTCGTCGTTATTGACTGTGTAGCGGATTAGCCGGAGACGCGGCAGCCCATTTCGCGGTAGAGCGGAGCATGGCCGTACAGGACGTCCAAGCGGGTCGGCAGAGCATCGTTGTTGATCGTGTACTGGCGCACGACGCGAATCGACATGCCGATGTCCTTGTGGGCAGCACGGGCGGCCATATCGACACCGCCAGGCAGCGGCAGGTCGGCCGACACCAGCGTGTACGCGTCACGGTGGAAGGCCAGGTTCTGCGGGCCGGAGACGCCGGAGCTGGCGACGAAGGTCAGGTTGGCACTGTTGACCGGGGCGGCGTCGACCGACTGGAAAGCGCCGCCGGTGATGCAGGCGTTCGCCACGGTCAGTTGCAGCTTGCCCGAGCCATCGGATGTGTACGTGCCACCCATATCCACGCCCGTAACCGGGTCGTAGTTCGGCGCGTACGTGCCGTTCGACGGGGTGCCCGACGGCGGCAGAACCACGAAGTAGCGAGCCTTGCCGACCGATTGACGGTTCTGCGGGTTCACTGCGTTGACGTTGGCGATCGAGAACACGTCGCCGACCTTGACCACGGCGGTGCTGTTGGTCCAGCCCTTGGTGCCCAGCGTGCCCGACGACACCCATCCGTCCGAGATAACGGCGGACGAGGTTTGCGAGGTGTCGTACTGCGGAGTGCCACCCAGGGCGCCGAACGACTTGGCGACGATGTTCTGATCCATGTACCAGTCGAAGCCCAGCGTTTGACGGGACATCATGCCCTTCTTGTACTGCTCGCCGATCTGGGTTTGCGGATTGAACAGGCCTTGCAGAGCACCGACCATCGATGCTTGCGACCACTGGTCGATGACCATGTAGCGGTTGCCATCGCGCGGAACGGATTCCGAATCCAGCCAGGCGCCGGCCTGCAGGAAAGGCGCGGTCGTGCTCGGGGCGGTACCCGGCGTGCCGGTGATGTTGAAGAAGTTGTTACGCATGCCAACCGCGATGTCGTAGTCGATGCGGTTGGCGATTGTGGCGATGCCGGGTTGCAGGACGCGCTTCGAGAACATGTCCATCGACAGCAGGAGATCCGACGTCTGGAACTGCGTATCGACGTGGAACTGCGTGGACAGCGTCACCGGGACGCTCGACTCAGTGGTGGCCTCGACGTTCAGCGCCGGACCCGCGGTGCCCTTATAGCGGGCCGGGCGGCGGACGTTGGTCGTGTAACCGATCTTCGCGCCGTCGATGCCGAAGCGGTCATCGTAGTCACGGTTGATCTTGTCGGCGAGGACAAGCTCGTTTTCCAGGATCATCAGACCTTCATTGGTGATGTCGCTGATAGTAAGCAGGGTATTGCCACTCATGGTGGGCTCCTATAACAAAAAAGCCCGCACAGTGGCGGGCTTTCGGTGGTGGGTTGTGACGCGTTACCGCTTCATCTCGGCACGGCGGCGTGCGCGGTATTCCTCGAAGTTCTGTGCAGGACCGGGATTGGCCGCGCGGCCGTCCTTCACCGGGGTGATGGGGGCGGGCGCCTTGGATTTTTCGACTTCGATCTTGGGAGAGGGCTTTGCGGCCGGGGAGGCATCGGCGTCGTTCTCGGCAAGACGATCCTCCAGCCGGCCGAGCTCGCGCAACGCCTTGGTGGGCGACATCGCCTTGTAGCGTGCCGCCTCGTCCGGATGCCGTGCGAAGTAGTAGGCCAGATGCGGGCCGACGTCCGATTCGAGAATCGCCTGGTGCAAATGACCAGGCAACTGCACCGTGGACGCCTTGATGACGTCGTCATAGTCCTCGATCTCGGCACGGGCTCGCTGCTGTGCCTTTTGCCAGCCCTTCACGAGCTGTTCGCGCTCAGCCGCGGCACGGGCTTCTGCCTGCTCCTGCTCACGCTTCGCCAGGCGTTGGTCGGCCTTCCATTCAGCTACCGCCTCGATGTATTCCTCGTCGTTGGCGAACTTGGAACGATCGGGGCGTGGCTCTTCCTTGACCGGCGCAGCCTGGGCTGCCATTGCCTCCAGACGGGCGCGCAGTTCGGCGTTTTCACGCGCGGCCTGCTCGGCCTTGGTCTCAGCTTCGCGGCGCTTTTCGACCAGTTCGGAAATGCGCTCCGAAAATGGCTTCTTGGCGCGCTTCTCTCCCTTGTCACCATCGGCATGGACTTCGCCCGGCTC